AAAAGTAATCCCGATGGAGGGAGCGGAACGAATCACAGACCTCCCAACACCGAGAGAAACGGTTATGCTACTAATTCGATAGCACACTCAGGACGGAGAACTCCGTGACCCATAGCATACTTCGCAACAAAAAGCGTACCTTGACGCTCGATCTGATACTCAGATTCGGTAGCAAGATCAAGCAACTTAACGGTTCCGACAGCAGCAGAGTGGGAAACAATTCCAACACTATTGCGGAAGTCACCGTTGTATCCGATACCACTAACACCAAACACATCATTGTTCGAAGCTCCGTCTCCAGAAGAAACAGCACTAAGATCAGTTGATGGAATGTGGTTGGATTTGTAGATGCTGATACCAGCGATTTGTGGGATCATTCCAGTAGCCAATCCGCCTTGACCTCCGATGTCAGCGTTAACTGCGGAAGTAAGGGAGAAGCTGTTGGAAGCGTCAGCACCAGTGATTAACTTGTAGTAATCGGATGGGCGAAGAACGCAGAAACGACCGTCGCTAGGAACATCGTTTTCGTCAAGCTTTTGAGCAGCGGTGAAGAATGCAGCAACGAGGTCAGCACCAGTGATAGCAGCAGGAGTACCTGGAGTATCAGGAGCAGAGAAGTCGTTGTTAGCAACATCAAGCTGTCCACCAACTTTACCGCCAGTAATGACAGCAGATGAACGAGCAGCAGCGATGAACACTTTAGCAAGAGCGGTGTCGAAACGAACTGCAAGAGCTTTACCCAACTCGTTAGCGTATACGCTGCGAATGTCGTAGTGATTCTTTACATCGTCGATGTTAGCCAAGAAAGTAGAAGCAACAAGCATCTTATCGATGGTGATGATTTGCTCTGCCTTCTTAATGTCGCTCAAGTAGCTGTTTCCAGCGTCAGCAATGTTTTCACCAGGAGTGTGGTAAGCAGCAGAAGCAATTCCGGTTACTGGGAACTGTGCTGATTTACCAGACTCAATGGTTCTGATTGTGTGTAGGGGCTTGAATACATTGCTTTCCTCAAAGGTTTGCAGAATTTCTCCGCTGAACTTTTTAAGGAACAAGGCATCTGTATCGCCAGCTGAATTAATCTGACCTACACGACTGGGGGAGGTATCTCCGTTAGCCATAATATATGATCTCCTATGTTATAAGTTATTGAATGTGTGATGATTACCAGTGACTTTCACATCTTTCGTCTTCACAGGATTGTCCTCCGCAGAGGGTCGAGGGACTAGTTGTTGCTAGTTGTCGATTAAATTTAAGTATAAGTAAAAGGGAAAAAGGCTTGACTGTCAACCTCTTCGACCACTTGGACCAAAGTAGAAACCAAGGATACAAGGTAGAATTACTGTGCATCCCATAAGGCTGATGTGTCCAGAAGATATAGTGAGTGGCTCTTGAGCTGCTTGCCAACTGATAAGTCCAAAGAAGAATTGATTGACTCCCTCTCCGTCTGCGTTGGTGATGGTGACGATTTCTGCGGTGGGGAAGAGGGTACACATGATGATACACGCACAGAGCGTAGACACCCCGATAACAGCAAGAATACGACGAGTAAAAGAAACAAACTCCCCAGCACCTTCTTTATGGAGGTTAGCTTGTAGTCTAAGGAAATTATCGTTGTTACGAGCCTCTCTCGCCATCTCAAGATCGTGCTTTTGTTGGCGGGCTTCAAACACATATCCAAAAACCCCTTTAAGAATCGCACCCATAGCAGTGCTACCACCGCCCGTAATAAATAACATAAGTAATTCACCCATCTTTTCACCACGCTCCTACTCTCATTTGATCTACTTTAGCTCGTAGAATATCTAACTCTTTCTCAAGATACTTCAATCGTTCAAACTGTTGATGGTCTGATGTTATCGGTGCATCTTGCATTTCCAACAGATGATCTAGGTCTGCTTTGGATTGTTCTGCAAACTTCTCTATGTGCATCATCCGTGCTGACAAGTCTCCAAGCATAGTACCCTCGTGTTGTACTCGACCAAGTCCGTTATCCAACTCATTGATCTTGTTCCATATAACACTGTATCCCCAAACCACGCTACCTACCACAGCTATTACTTTAGCCATGAATGCAAGGTTAGCTTTTACTTGTACATTATCACCTAGTTCTGTCGCCATAGACTTTATCATAAACAGAAACCCCTAGCTAGGGAAACAAATAAAGAGCGAAACAAAACCTAGCTAGGGGCTACTATGAATAATGAACTATCTACTATCTACTAAATATTACTGACTGCTAGTCGTCTGTCAATCTCTTCGTGGTATGCTTTATCACCACTGCGATAGCGTGGATCAGACTGTGCTCGTGCTAACTCCTGCATACTTTTAAATGGCATAGTAGATACACCAGACACACTACCTTGAGTTAACTTAGGACTGGACCCTGTAGCATTCTGATACCTGGCGTACAATCCTTGAACTGCTAATTTAGCTTGTTGAACTGTACCACCTGTGACCGCCTCATCAAAAGCATCGATCTCTTCTTGTGGTAAATTCTCATTCGCCCACTCTGCCATCGCATCGTATTGACCGTTCGCCACGCTTTGTATTTGAGCCTCTTCAGATTGTAATAATGCTTGCTGACCAGCTGCGTAGCTGTCAACTAAATCTCTAGGAAGTCCGGCTTTCTCTAAAGCGTTATAAGTTTCCTCACTAAGTTGACCGTCGTTTTCAAAGAACTCTTTACTAGCTTCCGCAATCGTTTGATATGCTTCACTAACATTCTCTTCAGTTTGTTCTTGTTTGTTCTCAGCTTCCGTTTCACTTTGTTCAACTTCTGCTTCATCTTCTTTAGCCCCTGCTCCCATTTTCTTTTCCAACTCGGAGTAGGCTCTCGCCATGTCTTCCGCACTCTTGAACTTCTCTGGGAGCCACTCCGGACGGTCGCTTTGGACTTCCTCGGTTTGCGGTTGCTCGGTGCTTGCTTTCTCTTCGGGTTCGATTTCGCTTGGTGCTTTCTCATTTATCTCTACTCGGTGTAATTCAGCCATAGTTTGTTATTCCTCTTGTGGTTGTTGTTGTGCCATGTACTGCTCCTGTGCTGCGTTGATAGCTGGTGCTACTGCGGGTGCTCCGAGTTTCTGTGCCATCTCCATCATCTGAGCTTGTTGCATAGCTTGTTGAATTTCTTCTTCTGTCTTGATTAGTCCTTCAGTCTCAATACCAAGAGCAGTAGCACGACGCTTGAAGTAGTCAGATACATTTAAGTATTGATTAACTGCTTGTGGTCCTACTATCTGATTAGCACCTGCTAAGAACATATCCAATCTGTTAAGATCATTACCACGACCAAGTGCTTCAACACCAGTAACAATAGTAGGCTTAACAATATCTTTAGGTATCTTAGGTAGACGCTTGCTCTTAGACATCTTGTCCATCAAACGACTGACGATAGGAAGCTGTAGCTCTTGAGATAACAGAGAGTAGAGACCACCAAGTGCAGCTTCAAGCTCTTGACTTAACATGCGTATCTCTTCAGCAGTCACTCTCTCTGCATCTCTAACAACTCCCGATGTCAAAAGAAATGCTTGGCTGAGTCGATCTGTTATACCATTCATTGTGGCTTGTGCAGTACGAAAGTCATTAAACTTATTCAACTGCAACACAGATACATCTCCTTCCGACCCTTGTACAATCGCACCGTTAGGAGCTTCAGCTAATGTCCGTGCTCTTGTTGTACCATTCGGATTAACCATGAACAATACTTTAGATGCTGCTGCACTACCTTCTACGATTGCTTTAGTCAGTGCTTCTAAACTCTTTAAGTCTCCGAGGTACTCTTCAACAAATCCTCTGCCGTAGTCCTCTCCATCAATCTGGGTGTAGCGTAACGGGAGCCACGGGGACTTATCAATCGGATACTCACCCATACTTTCCTCGATGAGCATACCTTTGACATCCTGGTAGACTTTGTACTTGTCATCTTCTCTGATGATTGCGGTGTAGAGGTCACAGCTGTTCTCCTTTTCTTGACGGTATACTTCATCTCTTACAGATTCAGGAAGCATCATAGGAGCTACAGTTTCTTTCACTGCTATGTGTGTAACATTACCCATCGGGTCTCTCTTGACTACATAACGATCAAGCTTGAACACACGCATACCACCTTCGTCCGGTAAGTACAACAAACTGTTACCTGTTATAAGTAAGTTCTTAAGTGCTTGGAAGATACCGTTCCTGAAGTTCTGTACTTCTACTTCCTGTGATACACTACGCTCTACATCAGCTAATGCTTTCTCTAAGTCTGTGCGTAACTGCTCACCACCCTCTGGTCCTAACTCCTGCTTTGCTTTGTCCAGTTCGTATCTATCTATAACCAAACGGAAGAACGGAGCGTTAGGTGGTAACAGTGCTAACAATAACTTACTGCTAAGATTCAGTACACCTCTAGCTCCTATACCTTGGTACGGTGTGTAGTACTTAGTAGCGTAGTTGTGTCCGTCAGGTGGTAGCACATAAGGAAGTGTAAGCTCAGAAGATGTACGACCTCTGTCTAAGAATGACCACCGTTGGTTCTCCAACGAGTGATATAGCCCTTGGGCTGTTTCGTGCATGAAGATTATATAGTTGTTACAGCTATCCCGTACTTCTTACTAAGATAACTAAATACTGTATTCATGTTTGAGTCGGATAAAGCACTATCAAACACCATAAACTCAGCTAGGAAATTAGGAGACTCATTGACTGTAGTAGAGAGCAAATCATAAGTAGCACCATTATTAAATATAGTACCCGTTGGTATGGTCGTTTCCGTATCTGCTGAAACAGAACCATTAACAAAAGATTCAATCAAAGATGTACCAACTCTTAATCCGTAAAGGAATATATTTTCGCTTAAACCAATCTCTGAGTCTGTTGTAGCAAACGCTATATTTCCTACACCCCCAAGATCATCAACTGCTATTCGGAGATTAGTCCCAAAAGGAACCTGTGTAACTAGTCTTAAAGAAGTATCACTACTGAAAATTATGCTGTCAGCATTCTGAGGGTAAATCAGTCCCACAAAAAACAAAGTAGACGGGCTTGCAGCTATTTGACTAGATGCAGTTCCTGTAAAACTTAATTGGTCAGTATCGTAATTTAAAAATGTATTATTGTAAGTGCCTAAGTTCTTAACTATTTTAGGTCGAGAGTTAACGACAGATTGCGTAAAATCAAAACCGTTACCAGACCTATCCGCCCAAGCACCTACTCTTTCATTCATTGCTGACACTGAATTACTTTTTAAATGGTCATCGTAGAAATCGCTATTAGCACCGTCCAACCATAGGTGTGGACTTAAACCTGTGATGTCTGAATCATTGTACAACTGAGCATTGTCTTGATATTCTTTCCAAGCTGTGCCGCTGTATACGATAACTTTATTGGTATCTGTTTCAAACAATGTATCACCAGCAGCTGGAGAACCAGGTCTAGTAGAAGATGTGCAGGTTAGTAATGTACTCATTTAATTATATATTTTTATAAACATACCAAGACGATCCGTCCCAGATGTAAAAGTCCTCAGTGTCTGTTCCGTAAGCTATTGTTACTTCTCCTGATGGGTTGGTTGGTGTAGATGCCGCTATGTTAGCTTCTGTATCTCTCGTTGATATATTAAATCCTCCAGCAGCAAATACTGTACCTACTACCCCAAGATTAAATGTCGGAAGAACGAACATTATGCAGCAGTATCTCCAGCAAGAACAAAGGTGTCAGCTGCGTAAGCTACTATACTAGCTACTCCGTACTGAGCGTTGATCTTGGTGTGGGATTGTCTGTTATTAACGGTAGTACCGGAAGCACTGAAGCTTACTTGACCTGCTCCCTTTTGTACAAAGCTACAATTAAAACCAGCTCCTAAACCACTTGGTACTGTGACAGTTACAGCAGAAGCATTATCTAACACAACTACTTTACCGTTGTCTCCAGCTACTAATGTATATGTGGTTCCTGTTTGATCGTTAATAGAAGCACCGAAGTTACTGATCGCATTACCGTTAAAGTCGTAGCTTGATAAGTTAGAGGCAGACGCTTGCCCCATTAAATTGGTAACGGTTACTTTCTTAGTGGTGGGTGTACCTGCTACATCGTCAACGATTGCCACAATGTCAGCACCTGCTGGTGTCGTCAGCTCGGTAAGTTCTGTAATTTTTTTATTAGCCATGATTATGCTGGTTCAAATAATAATATTTCGTTTAGTTCTGTTGTCAATGGTTCACTAGCTTCTGTAAAGATTGCTCCGTCAACTTGTGGTGCATCAAATCCGTAGAGCTTTTCAAAAGCAGGTCGAATAAAGTTACCAGGGAATGCGATGATACCGCTGGGCTTTTCAAATCCTGATGTAAACTCAATCGACATTATAGGGAGTCAACAGTTCCGGTAGCGTAGACGCTGTGGGTTCCTGCTGTATATGCACTTACATTAGCTCTTAGCTTTTCGTAGTGTCCCATGTCATCTCGTACCATAACCGATCCTTCGGCTGATACTGATTGACTGTGTACTACATGCCAAGCTCCTCCAATGTAAGCTTCTATATCTACGGTTGCAGCTCCAGCGGACTCAGTGGCTATGACAAATGTCCAACCCTTAGAACGCTCAACTGAGAATGCACTACCCGCTCCTGAAGCAGAGACAGATGAGAGTAGCGTCTTTTTATCAAGTGTGCGAAGGCTCATAATTTATTTATATATATATATTAGTTGTTACTGTGAAAGCTGTACTCCGGTTCCGGTCTGACCACCCATACCTAATGTAGGACGACGCACTGTTAACTGACGAGTTCCTCTTCTCTTACCCATTGTAGTACTAGCTGCTCTAGCTCTTGTAGGCTCTACTCTCTCAGCGGTAGCCGTTGGAGGAGGAGGTGGTGGAGGCGGAGGAGGAGGTGGTGGTGGTGTGGATGATCCGAAACACATAGCTATTTTAAGTCTTTAGTGATGATGTTGTCTTGTAACTGTTCGTCGTAAGTCTGTTGTAAATAATTAATTACACTTCTTTGTCCTACTTTAAACCATACATCTCTATCAGAGTCTGTCAAGAGGGGACATTTATCGGGGAACAGTTTGTCAAGCTTTTCTATCAAAGACTTACTCAACGCTGGTAATACTATTTCTTCATTGTTCATCTCTATAACTTATATCTGATAGTTCTTGTGGCAGCTTTCCTTCTTTGATCTTTTGCTCCGTCCATATCCAAGCTGAAGCATTCCACAGTATAGCACCCGCATGGTCTTCAGAGTTGTCCCCCTCAGCCAGCCCCAACAAATGTCTAAACATCGAGTCATACAATCTACTTAGTGGGAATCCTTGCTTCCAGTTGTCGTCTCCGTAAAGCTTTCCGCCAGCTTCAAATCTTTTGGCGAGACTGCGTAAGGCGACCGGAGGTATAAGGCTGGGTCGTCCCCGTCCATCGTCCCCATCACGCCTTGCCCCAGTGCTGAAGTTTCTAGTATATCCTTGGTTTGGTA